AATTCAGGGCTGAAAATCGTTCTGATACTTCTCTACCCACCCGCCAACTGCTCGGTGGTATATGTACATAGCTACACCTCACCACCCAAGCGCGTCCGAGGTGCTGACAAGTCTCGCTGTTGCATCATGTCTTGGTGTCCTGCCATTGCTGGGGTCGTGCTTGTCGAAGTCGTCGAGGACTTTGCTTTAGCAACTTCCTTTCGCAGTGTTGCAATCAAGAAAGTCAAGCGTTTCAGCTAAGTATCGTTTAACCCGTTCTGCCAATTGGTCAACGGTATTCACGCAGGTCTGTAATCGCTCGGCCCAAGCACGTCCAGGATGCAAACAATCCCACTGTGGCATCATGCCCTGATATCTGCCCTTACCTGGATCATGGTTGCCAAAACCATCAAGTACGCGATTCCAAACAGGCTTAAACCTCTCAATCAACATCGACTCAGCAAGTGGTATCCAGATGTCGTCTACAACTAGGAAGCGGCAAAAGAAGTCGGCAATGTCAAGGTTATGCGCCGCCTTGACAGATTCAGCATGTTCAGCCAGCCGTTTATACAGGGCCTGTCCATGGTCTGCATCCAGACCAAGACCGCCCTTCCGCGCTCCTGGCGGAATGGCTTTCCCAACATAGATGGGGCAACGGAACTGCCCGTCACGGTTCGCTTCCGATAATAACACATACGCCGGAAAAGCGCCAGTATAGTAAATCGCGTACACACCTGCCCCAATGAACGGCGCTGGCGGCAAGGACTGCGTCTCGGTATCAAGCAGGGCATCGGCGACGCTATCGCCAAGGTTCCGCTTGTCAAGCGGATTGTACGGCTCTATGACCGGCTTTTCGTCTTTTGGCATCGCGGACTCCTATTCTATCTATTTGCCTGACAACCGATTCGCCTATGACATTGGCGAGCCTGACGGGTACGGCGTTCCCAATCTGCCTCATGCTTTCAGTCCAAGAACCTTGGAACTGGTATTCATCGGGGAAAGTCTGTATCCTCGCGCTCTCACGGACAGAATAGTAACGGAGCGAACCGTCGTCAAGGATGACCATGTTTTCACCGCCAGGCACACCGTGATCCCCGGCTTTTATCGTCTTGGACGGCTCATCCAATAAGCTTCCGGAATGGCCAACATAGGTCTTCGCGCCATCCCTGAACTCATGGTTCATGAAGCCGACAGCCTTTTCATTCCTTGGATCCGGTAAACCGGCAATGGCGTCACGGACAGTCCGCCACCTTTCACCGAGAAAAGATTTCTCAACCATTTGTACCATTCGTTTTTCCGTAGCAATGAACTCTGGACGGTCTTTCTTAGCAACGCAATGCTCTTCCCAATAAGAACCATCGCCGTGCTTCGAGTATATCAACGCATCTTTTGAATGCGTTGGGTCTGGGAAAGACCAATGAGCGTCTAAGTCACTCCTGAACCCGACAATCACCACACGATGCCGCTGTTGCGGCACCCCATAGTCTGCTGCGTTTAGAAGCCTGAAAACGACATTATACTCAAGTCCCTTAACGCCGCAGGACGTGTGGTACTCTTCCAGAAGCCTCAAATGCTCTGTCCAATCCATCCCTTCACAAGCCTTGACTTCCGGATGCGACAGTTGGAGCAGTATATAATTGAAGTATGAACTGAACGACTTGCGTAGCAGCCCCTTAACGTTTTCAAAGATGAACCCCTGTGGCCTCAATTCGCGGACTGCCCGCACAGCTTCAGGGAACATGTCACGGGTATCGTTGTGCGCCTTGTGTTTGCCGCCAAGGGAAAAAGGCTGGCAAGGCGGGCCACCAGTGACGAACTGAATATCATTGCCAAAATCCGAATAACTAACTAGCCTTACATCAGTCTGCACAATATTCCAATCAGCTACACCGCTGTAACCGCTAACGATATTAGCGTTTATAGTTTCACAAGAGTTTTTATCCCATTCAAGCAGCGCGGCGGGGAAAAATCCTGCTTGGTGCAGACCTAATGCAAGCCCTCCAGCACCACTAAACAATTCTATCGAACGAACCACCCGGTTCACCACCTTCCATTAAGGCTGTGTATCTTCTTCCATGTCCATTATATCATTGATGCCGCAATCAAGGGCTCTGCATATCTTTAAAAGCACGTCAGTTGTAACGTTTCCACCTTTTGTGAGCTTGGCGATTGATGTGGTGCTGACCCCGGAAACCCGTTTCAAATCGACTTTGTTCATATTTTTATCGATCAGGAGTTTCCATAGTTTTTTATAGCTTATATTCTTTTCATGCATAAGGATTTCCTCATTTCATATGAACGCTTATTAAAAACTTGACTCAGCCGCGAACACCTCCGTATGCTAATCTGCCTAATTGGGAATCAGCCTGAGTAAATTCAAGTAAAGCAACAGGTTCAATTCCTTCTATTACTATAACAAATCATTCCACTATAGTCAACGGTAACTTTGTACTTTCAAACGTATTTTTTGACATAGGCCTGGATTTGTGATAAATTTCCAGTAGAGCAATAGGCCAATTTCGGGTATAAGAATAAATGGCATAAGCCGTCATGGAAGCAGCGCGGTAAAAATGGCATATTATTTATATCGAGGGGGAAAACGTTATTGCGATATATCAAAGCAAAATCATCAAATGCCTGCTACGCAATGACGAATTCCTCGTATCCGCCCGAAACATGGTTTTTCTGATTGCATAGCAGGAACAAGTCAGACACGCCGCAGGATAAAATTATCTTGCGGTGTTTTTTTGCTTTCAAACACAATCCGGGCACCGCCCAGCTTCATCCTTTCAATGAAACTTGTCAAGTAGAAAGGATGAAACGACTATGAAAAACAAAAATCTGGACAAGGATTACCTATCCATAAGCGAATTCGCGAGATTTGTAGGAATAACCATCGCGTCACTGCGGAATTACGACCTTCAAGGCGTATTCATGGCTGAGAAACGCGGCGACGCTGAAAAGAACAAGTACCGCTACTACTCCCCGGTTCAAATTACCACCGTCAAGATGATCCGCGTCCTGACCGAGATCGGCGTCAATCTTAAAATCATCAAAGACCTGACGTGCAACAGGACGCCGGAAAAGATGCTCAAGCTGCTCAGCCAAAACAGGGACAGGCTGGCGAGCGAGATACGCTTCCTTCAAGAGGTTCACGCGGTGATCAGCACGACCACGGAGTTGCTGAACGAAGGGATGTGCGCTATGGAATCGGAACTGTCTGTCTGTGAAATGGATGAAAAACGTATCATCTTGGGAGTGGAAACCGATTTCCACGGCGAAACTGGCTTCAGGCGGGAGTTCCTGCGCTTCTGTGAAGGCTCGTATGATCCGCCTTTGAACACGTCGTTTCCCATTGGCGGGTATTTTGAGAGCATGGACGTGTTCTTGGATGCGCCGTCGCAGCCGACGCGGTTCTTTACCATTGAACCAAAAGGCAACGACAAGAAACCCGCTGGGCTTTACCTCGTCGGTTATACTCGCGGCTACTATGGGCAGACGAACGATTTACCACAGCGGATGGCGGCGTATGCCAAGAAGAACGGGCTGGTGTTCAACGGGCCTGTGTACAACATCTACCTGTCCGCAGAGATCAGCGAAGCCGACCCGAACAATTACCTGCTGCAAGTTTCAGCGTCCGTGACGGAAACGCGGCGGTTGCCCTCCCGCCGGCCGCGCCGCCAGTACAAACCCGAATAATACAAGACACGAACAGAAACGCCTCCTGTTGTCAACTGGGAGGCGTTTCTTACATTGGGTATGCCAACTCTACAACGATAGAGAGTTTATAGCCAGCAAATTCAAATCCGAAAGCCCGTAAAGCATTGATATTGCTGGCTCTGTGAATATTTGAATATTTTCATGCCCCTATTGACTCTCACAATGATAAAGCCCTTACAATTCTATATGGGGACGTCAATCAAGCCCGGCCAACAGCTTTTCAGCTAATTGCCGGGCTTTCTGTTTCCTTTCGGCTTCGGCAATGAAGCGGAAAGGAAGGTTGGCAATGTACCCATTTTTCATCTGCCCGTGTCAATATGCATTACATCGTGAAGACATATCAGCCTGTTTAAAAGCATTGGACAATACCGTGCGCGGGCCGCCGCCCTCGCCGGTTTTTTTCCCGTTTGTCCATGTGTCAGTTCCACGGGCGCGTTCGCCGCCCCTCCGTTTCGGTTTGCAAACAAAAATCGAAACGGAGGAAGACTATGGACAAACCTCTGGTAACGAAGGTGTTCAAGCTCGCCGACGGAAGACGGATACGGCTCGAAATGCCAAGCGACGTCTGGGAACTGCTGGAACAGTCCACACGGCAAATCCGCTCCCAAAGGCGGCAAGACAGGCGCTACCTTATTTATACAAACTCCATCGATGAAATTGAGGATGACGCGATTGCTGTAGCACAGGAAGACGTCGCCGACCTCCTTATCAGGATGGACAGGCGCCGACAGCTTCACGCGGCGATAGACGAACTGCCCACAGCGCTCAGGCGAATGGTGTACCTATATTACTACTGCGGCCTGACCCACAGGGAGATCGCCCATTCCGAGAACGTGCATCACAGCACGGTTTCGCGCTCGCTTAAGCTTGCGCTTGAGATGCTGAAAAAGCGCATTACAGAGTAACCTTGAAAGCCCCGCCCTCCGTGGCGGGGCTTTCCCCAAAAAACTTTTTCACTTTTTTTCAAAAACTACGCACCAAAACCGCTCTAACTGTCCTAGTAAGTAGAGGGACTTTTTTCCCTCGGACGATCTTTGACAAACAACGGGCGACATGTCCGTTCATATACGGTATTTCAGGTACACACCCCCCGCGCGGAGAGCCGGCAAGGGACGGCGCGACGATGGGCAGGCATGTTGAGCGGCAATAGCCATATGCGATTTGCAACTACAGCCTTGTCCGAGCGGCCAGCGTCCGCTTGCAGCCCCGGTTGGCATCCGGGGCGCGACGACACACGCGGGGAGAACGATACTTCCGTCTTGAACGCCCTCACAGCATTGGACGGCTCGCCATCAGAATGGGGAGAACCCTGCGGTATCCGCTTGCTTGGCAAGCGGCGGTACTCGCGGAGTTATGCGAACGGCTTGCCGGCCGTCACCTGGGATATGCCCCCGCCGGGGAGCGTGGCTAATACGGCGGATCAGTTTATTAAATCGAAATCAGAGACATCGGGTCGGGCTGCACCTATTTATATCTGCCCGGCCTGTTACTGTGGTTTCGATACCGCAAATAATCAAACGAATGGAGGGAGGCAGAATGGCTTCATCTGCAACAATACAAAAGGCGCAACAGCGAAAAGCGCCAGTCACCACGTACCATGAGAAAGAGATCGGCAAATGCACATACCGTGTGACCAGCGTTTACAAGGGCGAGGTCGAACTCGGCAAGGCTCTGGAAGATTTGACGGTCAAGAAAATCCTGTCGTTGGAGAACGTACCGCCGTAGTTACGGAAACGCAAGGAAAATATTTCTAGCTGCGATCACGATAATGGGCTGCGCAATCCGCAAAGGCGCGCTATACTTGTCTTGTAAAATCATATCGCCGGCCTTTGTTTGACTTCGGAAAGGAGGTTATAGGACATGGCAACAGTGATTGACCATAAGGTCGGCATATACGCAAGGCTATCAAAGGAAGACTCCCGAGCAGGGGAGTCGGTGTCAATCGAAAATCAAAAATTGATTCTTTTAAAGCACGTCAAAGAAATGGGGTGGGAGCTGGTCGATATATACCAGGACGACGGATGGTCCGGGACGAACCAGAACCGTCCGGCGTTACAGAGATTATTACAAGACGTTAGGGAGAAACGCATCAACACGGTGCTGATCAAGGACTTGTCCCGCTTGGGCCGAAATTATCTTGAGGTCGGCAACCTCGCGGAGGTGTTCCTGCCGGAACATGGCTGTGAACTCATCTCGCTAAACGAGAAGCTTGATGAGATGGCGGTTTTCAGGAACTGGTTCAACGAGCAGCATTGCAGGACAACAAGCGCGAAAGTCAGGGCAATTAAACGCATGTACGCCCATGACGGCAAGTACATGGGGTCAATAGCCCCGTATGGATACCGCAAGTCCCCTGACAACAAGCATCTGCTTATCCCGGATGAGGCGGTGGCGCCGATAATCCGCAAGATGTTCGAACTGAGGGCCGGGGGGATGGGCTTCAACGCCTTGGCGCGGTACTTCAACGACAACGGGGTCGCTTCGCCCAGAGATTATTTCTACCAGCAAAGAGGCTCTGAGAACCCCCGCAGGGACAGCCACTACTGGAATTCTGTAACAGTAAGCAGCTTTCTCCGCAACGAAGTATATATCGGGAGCATGGTTTCGCTGAAGCACGCTTCGGAATCATACAAAAGCCACAAGGTGCTGAGCAGGCCGAAGGATGAATGGGTACGGGTGGAGAACGTCCATGAGCCGCTTATTGAGCGCGAATTGTGGGACCGCTGCCAGGCAATCACGGAAAAGCGCTATATCCGCCGCCCTAAAAAAGATGGCACGTCAAGCATTTTTTCAGGTTTGTTGGTTTGCGCCGATTGTGGTATGAAAATGCGGAGTACGACACAGCGCATGACGCGGAAAAACGGCTCTCTTTACGAACACACGAATTTTAAATGCTCGACGTACAACAACGGCGGACAGG